ATAACTTTTGTTTTATCTTTATGCACCTGAGTAGATGCGTGTGATGGTGTTTCTTTTCTAGACTTTATTTTAGGACGAGGTTTACCAAAGATTCTCTCCCAAGCTTCTTCATACTTATTTGTGTTTTCAGGTCGTCTTCGACTTCCTTTGCCACCAATCCATTTACCAGTCATTTTATCTTCTTCTATATGAGTTAGATTCTTTTCTTTTGGCATCTAATTTTCTTTTGCGTTTAATAGCCTGGTTCTTTTGGTTCTTTAAATCGTTTGGTTTTGTATAATACTTCCTATCTCTACATTCTTGAATTATACCTTTTCTATCACACGCCTTTTTAAATCTGCGTAGCATTCTATCGAAAGGTTCGACATGTTTTGATTTCGGATGTATTCTTGGTTTAACACTAGTCATAATTAATCTTAAAAATGTATAGTCGCCCCAGCTTTTATAGCAACCCGCTCTATACCGACAATTCCGCTTTTAAGCAATTGTCTTACCCCTACTTCGATACCCCCATATCCACGGCCGAAGTTTGTAGTTGCAATCAAAGGACACATTATATAAACAACTACACCCTATAGAAGTCTAGCTGTCAGCAGCCAACTTCTTGAAGTAATCCATCGCATTATCTTCATCTGAATCACCGACCGATGTAGATTCCGCTGATGCGATTACAGGTTCTTCTGCAACTGACTCAGTATTCACACCAGACCATGGCACTTCTTCCATGTCTTCTGCAACTGATTCAGCAGTAGAGTTTGCAACTCCACCAGATAGTCCAAGAACTCTATCGAGTTTTGTTTTCAGTTCATCATAAGATTTAAACTGTTCTGGTGAGATTATATCCGTTAATGAATGAGTTGAATTATTTATATCGTTCAACTTATTTTCATCATCAAAAAGTGGTGCTACTGCATCAAATTCTGATTTGTCATAGTTCCAGTAACCATCAACTTTTCTGATTTTGATTTTGAAGTTTGCACCTTCGCCTCTTAAATCAAATGGATTGATAGCACTCTCATCTTCAAATGCAGGAGAGATTGCCTCTTTAAGCATTTCAAAGATTTTTTTACCATAACGATACATGAAAACTTTGCCTTCATTATCGGGATTCTTAGGGTCTGAAACAACATAGATGTTAGAAACATAGTGAAGTCTTCGCTTCTGTTTTCTAGCTTGTTCTCTATTTGCTTCGATGTTAGTATTCCATAACGAAGTGTTATAGTCACTAACAGGGTCTTTCTTACCAATGGTAGTCAAAGACTTTTCAATATACCATCCACCTGGACCTTGGAAACCATGGTCGAAGTAAGATACCCATGGCATCTCTTCATCTGTTGGTGTTGGTAAGAAACGAACTACTGCGTAACCGTTACCTGATTTATCAAGTTCTGGTTTCCAGTATTTATCGTCATCGTAGGTTTTTTTCTCCCCTTGAGCTGGAGAGGCAGACTCCATGGCCTGTCTAAGCTTATCTAAAGATGTTGACATTGTATTACTCCTTATATTCGTATTGCATCGTATCGCATCTTATTATTATAACTCGGACTCAAAGCACGCTGTGCCAAGAATCCACTTATCATCGATGTTAAATCGAGATACTATATCAGTATAAACGATTTCATCGAATCCGTCAATGGGGTTTTTAAAATATAACTCCACATCTGGATACTCCTTATTTATGTGTTCTAACAACGCAATAAACTGTGCTTGTTGCGGTCTTCCCACACCTGAGTTCTCTTCTGTATAGACTGTATTGTATGTATAACAATCATCTGGTCCATATATATTTTGTAAATCTCCGAACTGTAATGAATCATATCCCAATAAACATATCTTTTTATGACCATGATGAACAGCATATCCTAATGCATATATGCCAGCAAAAGTGTTCTTGAGCAATTCATTTGTATATATAACTATGTTGCTTACATGGGAATAGGAATATCCAATCATATAACTTCGTTGTCCTTCACCCCTATAATTCTCTCCTTGAACTACAAACCTGTCATCGTCTGGCAGTCGATTCTCAACTACTTCTCCTGGTAATCCATGTTTCATCATATCCCACATGTCCATAGGTATCTCATTCCACTCGCCTACGCATACAGGATGTTTCTTATACCACTGGTCTGTTATCATCTCATTCTGAGGTGCAACATCTTGAACAAACAATAAGTCTGGTGTATAGTCACGATATATCATATTCATTCCCCACCAATTGTCTAATTCGTTTAAATCGACATTCTTTCTTGATGGTCCGTTTCCTACTAAGTAGAGCATAATTGTATTAGTTTCTGTTTGTAAGTATTCTTATCAAAAGATATAAAAGACTTATACTTATTAATCTTGTTTATTGTTTCTGGATAGATTAATGTTTCTGATATTAATTCATTCCACTTCTTACTGTATTCTGTTATCTCATCTAGAATACACATTGTTTCTAAAGATATTTTCTTTCCAAGAAATTGTTTCAATAGATATGGGTGTTGACCATTCTTAACTGTTAATACTTCTTGAATAGTTTTCTTCTCTAGTAATTTCATTACATCTTGTTCAAATTGATATGTGAGTTTTTGATTTCTTTTCTTCCAATCTAGATATACTTTTTTAGATTCGTTATCTAGTAAATCTCCTACCCACTTATCCTTTAAAGATAAGTTTGCAACATAAAAATCTAATAGTTCACCTTTGTATAATCTCGCAAGTTTACCAAAGTGAAATCTATCATTTCTTTTCAAGAAGGATGGTAAGTCTGCTTTGACTTTACCGTTATACTTTATAAAATCATATGACTCGGAATTAAAATGTAATTTGATTCCAAGATACAATTGATAACTATCAAATCCTTCTCGACTTGACATTACTTATCTACTATTAAATTCTTTGATGGTAATTCTATTCCTGATAGATGTGTTCTATACGCCTCTGCAACTTGGTCGTTAGTCTTTGTTATAAAAACATAACTTTGAATCTGCATTGAGGTTGGGTTCTTTTCTCCGGTTACTGCTACACCTTGTGCAAACCCCATTTGACCTTCCGGCCCTTGAACTATCATTCTTGGGTCTTCAAGACATATTATATCTCCCGATTCACTTGAAAAATCTTTCAAGTCTAACTTACCAATGTATTCACCACTTACCGTGATTACTGATATTATATCACCTTTCTTCATAATTTCTCCTACTTAGAAATAAAACTTTCTAGTGAACCACGACTTGCTTTTTCCCTATTAATAAGTTTAAGTTTCTCTGCTTCAGCAGTCAACTTCTCCTTTAAAGGAACTGAAAGTAATCGTTTTGCACCCTCTGGTTCTACTCCATTTGTTTCACATACTTTGAGTATTGCACTCATGATGTCCGTTCTATTACCTACAAGTAATCTTTCTACTTGTTCTGTAAACTCTTTTCTACTAATCATTATTAAATTTTCCTTCCCTAAACCATAGATTGAAAGCATACTTCTCTCCTTCTATAACAGGTAAACCTGCATGTTGAGCCCACTCATCTCTTTCCATAGTTTCCGGATTTACATTATACCACACTACGATTGTTCCCATTCTAGGTTGAACATTGACTCCATAATGACAAAATCCTGTTTCGCCACCTTGAGGAACATTTCGTAAATATCCTAAAGCAGTCACCACTCGTTGACCACCTGTTTTCACATAGTCTTCATTATAGTCTTTGTCGTTCTTATCAAAACTATCATGATGATATTCATATTGTTGGCCTTCGCCATAATGAACTATCTGAAATGGTTCTGCGTTCTCTAAAGGTATGCGAACCATTCGTGAAATTCTATCTGCTACACCATGTATAATTGGTGAAGCGTCATGTTGCAACCAAGTATTTCTACCAGACCTGCCTTTATGTTTTTGTCCTTTACCATCTTTACTCACAACTGTAGCATCTTCTAAATTCTGCCAAGAATATTTAAGTATCTCTTCGCACTCTTCTTCATTTAAGAAGTCGTGGACAATTGATACTACATTCTTATCATTGTGATAAATGTTTATCATATATTGTAAAGGTTTCTATATTGTTTTCTTAATTGAACTAAGTCTTCTACATGTTCATCTGGTGTAGATGTGAAGAGTTGAAATGTATTCAATCCTTCTATACCAACAATTGCAGTAATCTCTTCTACAGGTTTGCCTGTAAGTTCTTCGACCATAATTGCATATGCTGTCATCTGAATGAACCACTGTTTCGCCATGTATTCTTCTTTTGGTTTAGAAGATGATTTAAAATCTATAATTGAGAGAGCACCTGCAAAAATACCAACACAATCAACACGACCAGCCATCTGTAATTGATTAGAATATAATGGTGCTTCAAGAGCGATAGGTACGATTTCATCAAGAACAGGTTGAACAGCTTTGAACATTCCTTCTTGTAATACATTGTCAAACTCAATGAATTCTTTTTCCTTTCGTAAGTAGTCTTCAATATATTGGTGAAATGAGGTGCCTCGTTTTGTTGCTTGTTTGGTGATTTTGTTTGCCTTTTCTTCACCAACTCGTTTTCTCCATAACTTGATTTGTTCTTTATTATATAAACCTGTCACTGTAGTGACACTAGGATACCTAAATTCGTCTTCTTGTCCTTCAGCAGTATAATATCTTTTACCATCTACTGTTATTGTTTTTAAATCTATGTGTTCTAGTTCATGAAGTTCTAAAACATTGGTTTTCACTTTTGTCATTCTTTATTTGATTGTATAGCGGCATGTTTCTTGATAGTCTGAATAGACTTCTCTCTTTTTATGTCTTTCCTTCCGTGCCGTGCGTGAAGTTCAGAACCTGGATGAGCATCACCTATCTTAGATAATACTTCTTTAAAACCTGAATCAGTTTTTACTCTGTCGCCAGTTCCACCTACGATATTAGGTGCAGATACTTGTTGTTTTAGATGTGGGTTGTTTTCTTTGAACTCATCTAAGTCTTTATAAGACATGAAGTGTTCTTCAAATTCACCTGTATCATTATTTAAAAATTCATATGTTGGCATTAATCATTCTCTATCAGATTGTCTTCTACAATCTCTTTCACTTTTTCCTCTTTATACCATAGACCACTATACACTTGTGTGTGACCATCATTCCATTCTACAATATATCTCTTATATCCGAAAGGCCTTTCTGAAAAGATTCTTACATCTCCGTAATTCTTTACTAATACTCTCATAACATGAAGTGTGGGACATCACGATTAGTCCACACCGCAAAATCTCTCTTATATTGTTTATAGTATTTATGATACGCATCAATACTACTTTCTGATTTAACATCGTCTGGCATTGCCTGTGGTGGTTCTCGCCAGTCGCCTAACTGTAAGTTTCTTGGAATCTCGTCAAGCATAACTCTTAGTTTAGTATCGGTCATATGAACCTTGCCGTATCTGTATGTGTATTCGTCACATAATGCAACAAACATATCATACATGTATTGATACTGAACAGCAGATTCACGAACCCATACAGCACTAGGATGATTTACATGCGATGCCTTGTATAAGGTTTTTTCCATATTTGGGTTTGGGTGTTTCCACCTCTGAATTCTACGACCACCTAAACCCAAGTTTTGTTGGACATAAGGTTCGCCATCTAATACTCTATGTGCTGTTGATAGCATTTGAGCATACTCTATAATCATTTTGACTACATGTTTATCACAATGTAGTCTTGCAGAAACTTCTGGTTTCTTGTGTAAATAAAATATATTCATAATAAAAAAATCTGTTCTAATGTCTTCTCTACATTTACCCATGAGAGATGACCAATAACATCTTGTGTTATAGGAGTATGGTAAGTGATTTCTCCTGATTTGTCAATAGAGTAATCGTAAACTGCAATCTCCCATAGACCAGATTTACCACCATAACTATAATCAGTTTTAATTACTGATGCACCATAGTTATTTGGAAACTTATAAAGGTGTTGAACACCATTATCGTAGTAATTAGTATTAGTTAAGTATTCTCTGAATTTATGTTCTTCCATTTTCTATCAAACTCCAAATTGCCATCACGATTCCATTCCGCTTTCATTTTTAGTAATTTTATTTGTTCTTCAATCTCTTTATCTTTTACCATTTTTCTTTCCCGACCATTTCGCCTTTTTCATAATCCATATATCTGCTTTGTGTGGCAAATTCGGTTGGGTTTCTTCCATTTCCTACAAATGTAAAATTGGAATAAAGAGTAGAAGGATTAACATGTTCAAATTCATGTTCACATTCACAATTGTGTTCTACACTATACTTACCAATATCTAGATTGGTACCATAGATGAGTTCACCATTGTCCATCTTCATATAAAGAAGTTCCGATATAGACATCACTTATAAAATATATGTTCATTAATAACTACAGTTTCATTTAATGAATCTGCCCAATATGGATTTACATATACAGAATGATAGTGTGTTGCACCCTCTGTAATGTCTCCATAAAAACCATCCATGACATCTCTCGCAACTATCAAAGATAACATCCATGTTTTAGTATCTAAAGGTTCATCTGATTTGCCATCGCAGAACCAACTAAACTGACATTTATTTCTGACAGGAACTAGAGTGCCTCTCCAGTTCTCTTTCCATTTTGCTTGATAGATTACACCACAAACATCACTTGGATAAGAATGGTGTTCTAATCTGTTTAGCACAACTTGTGCAACTGCTACTTTACCTGCGAGTGGTTGATTACCTGCCTCGAAGTATATGTTTTGTGCAAGGCAATATTCGTCACCGTTTGGGTCACTTGCCATTACTTTAGAAGGCAATAACAAAAGAACTCCTAAAAAGAATCCAAATGCCATACCTGTAAGAAACGCTTTAAATTTATCGTTCATGTTTTATCCCTCGAAAGTTTTTGTCCATTGAGTGAACACATGTTGTGCTTCATCTCTGTTTAGGTCGTAGTTATCTCTCAACCAACGAGGAGCGCCAAACATGTTCATTGTTCCACTATCTCTTAAACTATTCAACTCATCGAAAAATAGTTCCATATCATCTATTAAATGTTCCATTTTTACCATCCTGATGTCCAGTGTGCATATTCTTCTTTACAATTAAACTCACCACAAATACACTGGCCTGGTTGCAGTTCGTTTTCTCCAGTATCAAACTCACTTGGATGTTTGACACCATACTTTTCTAAATTGTAAACTTCTTCTTCTGTAAGTTTACCACCACTAGTATCAGCTAAAATCTTGTGGTGTGCTTGTAATAATTCTCCACTCATAAGAAAAACTCCTCGTCCTTTGGGACATCATGTAGTTTAGCGAACACTAAACTATCGTTTGTTTCTTTGAAAATCTTTAACGCCAACTCAGCGGCACAAGCATCATCAAATGATTTGCCACCTATATTCCACTCAATAGTTTCATAGTCGTCATTAAAGTTCCTACCATAATGCCAATCATAAAGAGAGAATGAACCATAAAGTGAATCACCCTCTTCATCCATGACTTGATAATCTATAACATGTTCGGTTGTGATTTTATCACCCTTACCTTCGAAGGCAGGTGTACCAAACATATTTTCTAGGTCGGCCGCAGAGGCAAATATCGAACCTCTCTTTGACCCACCAGCAGTTCCACTGTCACATGGAATAAATTGTATTGTTTGCATAATTAGTCTCCTATCTTAAATAATCTGGACCATAAATTCTCATACTGTTTGGGTCAATATTGTAACCATCAAACAGATTACCTCTTGCCTTGTTTAAAGCAGGAGTTTTCCAACCAGCAGCTTTGAGAACATCGCCCTCTTTGAAATTTGGATTTGATTTGTTAATAAAACCCCATACTGACCTATCGTTGCCATTTTCACAAGTTATTATCTTGATATATTTTTGACCAACTTTATAAGTGTGGGTTGTTGTTTCTCTAGAATGTTTCCATCTAGTGTGCATTGCATGAGTAAGTTTTTTACATAACTCATCACATAATTGTGATAGTTCTTGTTCTGTATTAACTTCGTTTACTAGTTTTGATAACTTCATATTGTCTCCTTTACCCATGTGGACCTGGCATGTCCATCCAATCATCGAACATTTGGTCCATTAAAACATCTCTTGCAAAATCTACGATGCAACCAGGACCTCTAAAGCCGGCAACTTTTTTTAGATTTGGAAGAGATAAAGCGTTCATAACAGCGACTTTGTCCATATCAGCAACATCTGATATGATATTGTCAGCAATTATATCATTAGAAAAATGACTCATATCTTGTCTCCTTTATTATTATCTTTATTTCTCATCATGTCCATCCTACTAAAAAGCGAGGCCCATTGTCAACCCTTTTGTTCAAGATATCCTATCAATGCTTTCTTCTCCAGTTCAGTTAAACTACTAGTATCCTTGAATCTAGACCATGGTGTTCCTGTTGTGACCATCTTATTTGCAGCTGTCACAGCGGCGTTCCAGAGCTCATCATCTTTCGGATATAACTCGTTCTTTTCACATAATGTTATGATTTCTCTGCCCATTTCTACTATCTTTGCGACAGCTGGGCTATCTCCATAATAAGAGAATTGCTTATATTTTTGCACTTTTAATACTCCTTATATTAAACTAGACACTAGTTTAACAAAAAGTTAAAGTCATATTCAAGCGGTTTTATACAATATTTTTTTGGATGTCGTCCAGTTCTTTTAGTTTCTTTGTAAGAATATCTAATCTGTTTGGCCAGTAGATATAATCTTTATCTGAATCTTTAGCAAGATTCTCTAAAAGAGGACGGATAAAGTTATCAAGTTTTTCAATAACTGCTTTTGCTGTTGTGGTTGTTTCTACAATCTTGGTATCTACAGACGCTAACTCATCGGCGTCCATAGCAGTAAAACCAAAATCATTATATTCGACTTCTGCCATTAGTCTTCCCTCGGTAAGTTGTCCCAACGATAGAACTGTTTAGTTAAGTGGCACCAATACCATCCACGATACTTCTGTTTATCCTGAGGTATCTTGGATTCGTTGTATTTGTTTTTATCTATTCTAATAGTAAACATAGTGTAATTATTTATGCAACTTGCACACCAGGTGTCTAGGATATTCGTCAGAATCTAGGACCACAGTAGCGTTGTAATCTCCCCAGGCGAGCATGTCTTTTTTTACAGTGAACCATTGTGCATCTTCATCATGGTTGAAGTCTGTTGATTTTGGATTCTGATTTATTTTTCTCCATTGCATTTTACTCTGACCCACTAATTCATAATCCATATAATCTAACATTGGTTCTAATGATAATATGAAATCGTCTAGATATTCAGATTTGTAAATTGAAATAAATCTATAAGGCTGATTCTCTAAGTATCTTGTACCTAGAATTGTGGATAACTCTGGACTTAAATCCACACGAGTAGAATCGCCGTGTGTATATACAGTGACTTTAGAAGTAACCGCCGTCTTTGTGATTATCGGTATCGGCATCTTCGTCTTCCTCTGTTGTTGCAGAAACAAATTCACCACTCTCTTGTAGATTAGCAATGTATGTTTCTACTTCTGCCATAAACTTCTCAACCATTTTTGCTTTGGTTAATGTTGTAGGAATATCGAAGTCTAAAACACCTGCGTGTTCAGCGATTGCACTCTTTGTCATTTTCTTTAATTCAGATTCAGTAGGAATAGTAATCTCTTCATACTCCTCTTCTTCTGGATAATCTTCAATCATCTTAACACTTTGTCTAGACAATACAAATTCATCATCTGGTCCACCATCGTCTGTAGGTGTTTCTATTGTTTCATCGTCTTCTGGTAATTGACTATTACTGATGACTGGTGCTGAACTAGCTTGTTGGGTTACTCGTTCCACTTCTGCATTGAAGTCTTCTGTTCCCTTTGCATCATTCGGAACTTCTTCTCTTAACTTTAATTCGAGTTGTGTTTCTTTGTCCCACTCTGAAAAAGTTTTAGTAGTTTCAGATTGTGGCACACTCTTAGGCACTTCTGTTGTTGGTGAACCATTGGCATCAAAACCTTCTTCTTCAAGTTCTGAAATCATTTCATTTGCTTCTGCCATCTGTTCATCACTTACAGAAGGTTCATGAGTTAAAGGTCCATCCCAAGTTTCCATAGGGTCGGGTGCTGGATTCATTGCCCTTGCCATTTGAAATGCACGAGATGGTTGAGTAGTCACATTATCTTTCTCTACTTGAATCATGTTATCTACTTGTGCTTGTTCTTCAGCAGTAAGTTCGTCTGCAACTTGTCCGTCTTTAAGACCAACAACACCATCTTGATTTAAGTCCATTGAGATACCATGTGATGCAAGAACAGCTTCCATTTGTGCAAGTCTATCTTCTACTGCCTTTCTTCTTTGTCTTTCTGCATCTCTACTATCGACTAATGCCTGTTTAGCAGCTTCTTCAGCGGCAACCTTTTCTGCCATTTCTGTTTCTGCAAGTTCATTAAGTCTGCGTTGTGCGTGTTCTAATTGTGTTCTATAATCAATACTTGCTTTGTTTACATCATCTCTTAATAGAATAAGAGCGTCTAAGTCACCTGCTTTTATTTTGCCACCAGCGAGTTGTTGATTCAACATCACTTCAATGACTTGTAATGAATTAGGGGAAAGTTGTGCTTTGTATTCGCTTACTCTTTTACGAATTTTATCGGACTCTGAAAGTTCCGGTGTCACTTGTTCTTGTGAGAATTTTGTTTCTTCTGCCATAATTAAATTAACTCCATGGAGTCCGACTCATCTAGAAGTATGTATATCGAGAGTAAACATACTCTCCTAATCTATATCTATAGACTCTGCGGACAATAATATTTATCTAAAATTGCACATCAGGAAAGGCTTTTTCTGCGATTTCCTTTGTGATGTTTTTAAAAGGCCAAACCTTATCTTTGACCAAATCAATCATCTCAGCTTCTTTTGCTGGGATGCTTTCCAACAGTTCAATCCACATAGTTTCTCTACGAGTCTTAGGGACTTCTTCTGTCACAAAATATTTAAACTTCTTAAATTCAAACCTTAATGCACTTTCTGACAAGTCACTTGCAGGTGCATCATTTGGTTTATATGGTGTTTTACCATCTGGTAATTTAGAAGTTATTCTATCACTAAATGCCCACATCAATACTTTCTCAACAGCGCCATTAGTTTGAGCGAATGTCATAAGTCCATTAACGGCATTATCTTCATTCTCTTTTGCAACTAAATCTGCTTGGCAAAGTATCTCATAGACATCTGCATTTTTTGGAAGTCTTACTCTTTCTGTAATTAGTTCCATTTTAGGTTTATTTGGGGCGCCTTTAGGACGACCTCTTCCTCTTTTCTCCGTCATAACGAAAAATCTCCAATGTTATCCATCAATTGATTTAATCTTTGTGTGCGTAAATAGTCAAAGACTTTACCCTTAACTGGTTGCACATTTTGATATTCACTAAGAATTGCATTGTGTATTCTTTCTGGTATCATTTCAAAATCAATCAATGTTTGATTTCTTAAATAGTTTCTATAGTATTTATCATCGTTTTCAATACTAATCCTGAGGTATTTTTCAAGAATAGGTTTACGCAATGGCGTTTGCCTTATGCCTGCATCCAAACAATCATCGTTAGATAATATATTTGGTATACCATCAGACTTATCTCCTTTGAGTATATGTTCTTTTAAAAACATATCTGCATCTTCACAATGTATCATTTTGTTTAGATTAGGAGACCACTGTTTGACATTATCATATTTGTGCAACTGTTGAAAGTCTTTATCACCAGAAACGACTAATATCTTTTCATCTCTAGGTGCGTTCTTAACTAACACTGCAATAATATCATCTGCCTCACATTCTTCCACATACATATATTTGTATGGGAAGTTTTCTTTTATCTCCATTTTAACTTCATGAAGAGTATCGAAAATCAATTTCCAATCCCTATCATCTGCCTCTCTTGACTTCTTACGATTCGCCTTATACAAAGGAAAGAAATCTCTACGCCAAGGATTAGATGCATCAGTGCAAAGAACTATTTGACCATAATCTGGTCCATATCTTTTCTGATAATTTCTGATTGAGTTTAGAATCATATGTCTAAGCATAGATTCGTTTATTTCACCATCATTGCTTTTAAGTTGGGCCATAAGACCTGCAATAATAGTTTGAGTAAAATCAATTAAAATCATAATACCATGATACTATAAAATGTTCAAAATGTATAGGTGGTTTTATTCACCAACTATACTTACATTACCTGCGACACTAACACGAACACAATCTTTCTGATAATGTGCGTAAACAGTATGTCTTAACCAAGAAGGAAATATTATAATATCTCCTCTCTTCGGAATAAATTGATATGTATTCCAATTCATCCAATTAGGTTCGCCGTATTGTAATTCTATTAGGCCTGCGAGTTTTCTATTGTCACCCCAATTGCCTCCACCTGTATCTTTATCTTCATGTGGTTTGTCATATTCATTGTCTTGTATTTCTTCTATACTATATTTCTGTAAATCATTTCTGCAATAAATTACAAAAGAAAAATGACCAGTATGCATATGTGGTGGATTATATTCTCTTGGTTCTTGTATGTTAGACCATATAGCATCTAATTGCATAAGAGGTGTTCTTTCTAGACCACCACCTACATGTAGATTACCTCTTGCGTGTTCATTATATCTCATACAATGTTTAACTATATGATGTTCTAAATTATCTGAGATAAGTGTTTCTAAAGATGTTTGTTTTCTTATTCTTCCTGCAAGAAGACCACTCGCATCAAATTCTATTTTACCACCATGTTCTTCAATTAGATTATCTAGTTCTACAATATATTCTTCTAATACCCTATCAACATAAATTGGTGGACCAAAAGGAAAGAACACTGGTTGTTCATTTGAAAATATTGGGTCATCTACTTCTGCCATTCTTTTTTCTCCCATATAGTCCCCTCTCGCCAATTTTTATTGCCATGCAGTCCAATAAAATATTCTGCATCGACTACGACTAAAGGTTTCTTGTGATTCTTTTTAATTACTACTAATGGTTCATGCTGGCCACAGTTTGCCTCTGATTGTTCGTAGGCTGCCCATACATTAACCTTCTCTTGATTTTTACATTCGACTGAATAGGGAAAGAGTTCTCTTGATTGAACTCCCATAATAACATCTTCACCAGATGAACCCATAGGTCTGGATTCTAAATCGTCTGGATTAAGATGTAGATGTTCTACTAGTTTTGATACGACCCACTTCTGTAGGTTTCTTCCTTTAGCCTTTGCTGATGATGTCTTCATTAAATTGCACACTCACTCCACATCCACAGGATGTTTCTTCATTTGGATTTCTGAATTTAAAAAATTCATTAATACCTTCTTTAATATAATCTAGTGTCATACCTTGTAAATAAGGTTGACTCATTTTATCCACGAGAAGATTAAATTTACCATAGTCTAAGACTTCATCTCCGTCTTTGATATTATCTTCTGCAAAAATATATTCATAACCTGCACACCCACCACCTGTAATGCCTAGTCTTACATTCTCTACATTTCTTTCTATGAGTTTTGAAATGGCAATATCGGTTACTTCTATCATACCATTATTTAGTATTTTCAGGTAAGTATTTTGTTTTATCTCTTATACAATCGTAAGGGATTGCAAACTCTTGGTCTTCTGGAACATACAGATGATTAATCATAGAACGATTACATGTATCAATTGCATCAAATATATTTTCAACGATTGACTCACCACCTAAATTAAATGAAGTGTTGAATATAATCGGCACACCTGTTCTCTCGTAAAACCCTTTAATTAAATTATAATAATTTTTATTCTGTTCTTCTGTCACTGTCTGTATTCGACATGTATTGTCTGCATGAACTAATGCAGGTATATCTTTATGTGCTTTTGGTTTACACTGTATCGCAAAAGACATCCAAGGTGATTCTGGTAATTGCAACATCTCGAAATAATCATTTGCGTGTTCTAACATTATAGTGCAAGCGAAAGGTCTATATGCCTCTCTCTTCTTCACTGTATTGACTATTGTTTTGGCTGCTGGGTTTCTTGGGTCAAATAATATAGAACGATTCCCTAATGCTCTTGGACCCCATTCGGAATTGTTTTGAAAAATCGCACAGATTTGTTCGTTGTCGATTATCTCATCTAGCACATCGTCTAGGTCTCTATGTATCTGAGTCACTAACATGTAAGTCCCTCCAGTAATCTACGGCAGCCCCTACAGCAGTTCCACCATCGTGTGGTATTGGGTCAACAAAGAACTGATGTTCAGGAAATGCTTCCAGATATTTGTAATTGTTGGTGCAGTTCAATGAATAACCTCCAGAGAGAACAATGTTCTTACAGTCTGGAACTAAATCAATTGCTTTCTGTATAACTGTCTTTGCGTGGTCTAATGAATCGTGTTCAAGAAAATTAGCTGCCGTATGTTTTGACCAAACATTTTTTATAGGTTTGCCGTATGATGCCATACCCATAACCTTACCTGCAGCTCTGCCATGTTCGTCACACCCTAGTGCATAAGACATATTACTAAAGTTCATACCCATACTAGGCATACATGTGAACACTGATTCAACACCATCAATGATATGTGTTTCGTCTTCATAACAAACACATGAGTCCTCTCCCCAATTCTCAAAGAGTCGCATTGATATATCATTTACGAATCGATGATTAGAATAGCGTTTGTATAATGGTTTAACTTTCTCATTCTTATAATGATAGATACATTCTATTTCTTGATAGTTAGGCCATTCTTTAAAGTGCGATTGAAAACCTCCACCATCCCATGTAATGACAATACACTCATCGTAAGGTGATAAGTAAGAACCACAGACTGCATGAAAGTAATGATGTTCTTGTTTGAAATCATAGACATCAACATTGACTTGTTGTGCGAGTGCTTCGTTAATTAAATCGTCTTCACCTTTCCATTTCGATGTTGCCAGTGAATCGGTTATCTTGTATTCGGTAATCTCATTTGGGAATTCTTGTTGTATTTCTTCAAGTCGTTGCATACTTAATTGCTGTGCTGAGAACGCACCAATTAGCTTCTCCTGCAATATTCTATCTCGATAGACTCTTTTATTGACCTCAACACGCATCTCTCTCCTATCGAAACTGGCGAGTGCTAAGTAGTTAGGGTTGTGGAGTTGTTTATGGTCAATGCATAACAACCCAAAGGTATCGTAAGGATGGTCTTCGACTGGAGACCAGTATTTGCTTCTGCGACTGCGTTCTTCTTCGAACACATCGATTAATACACCATCTTCAAGAACTGCAACTGATGTATCGTGTGAAGTATTAATGCCGAGAATAATCTCTTTGTCTTTCATAATATAACCTGAAAAGAAACTACTGCATATATTCTTTATTCAATTGTTCTGGTGTGACTAACTTTCTATCAAGCATATCAAACACCATTTCTTTTCTTCCAAGTTCTTTACCTGAATATTCACCCCACAGGTAAGACACGGTTGACATTATCGCAATAAAGATAACATGTATGAGTATTAAGTCCATACTCATATTTAGTCTTTACGCCAATACTTGTCCGCAATTAAATTATACACATAGGTAAGACCCAACGCAACGAGTAACCAACCAAAAGCTGCGATTATCCATTTGATTGACCACATAAAGATTTCGTAGGGCAGTAATAAAAATTCTATCATTTGTATTTCCTTATTAAAATTAAATCTGGCAGGGAGAGATTGCACACATCAATCGTATAAATGCTTGTGGATTTTGTGATATTTAATCTCTTTACCCCTTGCCCGAGCTCGTAGCCCCTATTATTTTTAATTCGTGATTCCAGTATATACTATTCGGTCGCTGATTGTCTAGGTGTTTTTCCTTTTTTTATAACCAGAAGACGCTTCTATTTCTGCAATTCTTTTATCGTGTCTTTTCTTCTGTTTATTGCGTATTCTTTTTAATGCCGTCGCCTGTTGCCACGCTGCCTCATTGTCGGCAATATATTTGTCACACCCTTGACCTAGACCTTCGAGAAATTTAATATATCTTTTCTTTTGTGGTTTAGTCATAAATGAATAACCTTCAATATAGTCTGGGTCATCGGAACAAACTTCTGCTAAAAGACCATCCCATTCACCACGCATCATCACAACTAGTTTCTTTTTAAAGTCTAATTGTTTCAGATACTTCTCAATCTTGAAGTTAGATTTATATCCATTATCCATAAAGAGGTCTAATTGATATTCAACTTCACCCAAGGCCTCATTGACCTTATTACGCATTGCTAATTGTATTTTATTCATTATGAACATTATATATTAAACAAAAGATTTCAAGATACCTGTGAGTAATATCATACCACCGACACTATTAAGGAGTATAAGCGCCCTATCCTTCCATAAAATAGACACGATTAACCATCCAATGACACCTATAAACGATAACCAAAGGTCAAATATCGCATAGGTAGGGTCACCTGTAGCACGCATACCCATTGCCAGAACTAATAGAACCGATGCACACCACTTAATATACCATGCAACACGCTCTTTTGTGTCTGGTTTATCTTCAAATACAGTAAAACTCCTGTCTTCCATCACTTTTTCTCCCAAAAAGTAGGGATATATTTGCCTTGGCGATACTCTTCCTCTATATGGCTAGTCATATATGCAAAGAAAAACGCTCCTAGGCAAAAAATTACCCCAAAAAAAATTTCTAGACCACTCACAATAGACCCATTGCAATTAATCCAATGATAACAAACTCATCAAGTATCATTATCGCTACTAATATTTTAGTTATACTCATAATTGTCTCCTAAAAAAAATTTATTCCAGCGTCTTGGGACATCCCGATGCCTTAACATCAGTGGACCACGCAGTTCACTTTCAGCTGGACTGTTCGCCAGACTCACGGAAACGGCGCCTAAGACGCTATTCGCCACCTACACATACAAATGTGTGGGATTGCGTGGCACTTTCATCCCCACGCATGGGAGTTCGGGTTCCGCCCCTCACGATACTTTCACATATTCATCATATATTCGAGGTACTATCGGATGACCTCTTCTATATGGTCCATGGTATCACATGTATTCTCTACTGTCTAGTGGAAAACCTGTGGCACACCATCAACTATAATGAAATCTATATGCACTCGGCCTCTTGGGTCTATCTTATTGTCTGCAACTAGGGAGTCGCACATGATATCCCATGCATCATTACCACCTGGCCCACGCACCATGGCCAACTGCATCTGTTTCTTATTCAAGGATATATTCACAGGGAAGTTGTTATGCACAAACCTACCCTTTAATCCATTCTTCATATTGTCACTATGTTTATTCATACAAATATACTCATCAACCCCAATGGTATACCAAACCAACACAACATGGCTGCGATAGGTGAACTAAAGAACCATATATCAAGTCTGCGTATACCCTTATTCATTAAATCTTTCATTGTCCCTATGGTATCAAGAACTGATACCCATTGTCAACCCCTACTATGAGAGGTCAATCAGTCTGTCTTCGATGTTATTCAACTTGTTAGAGATACCCTCTACAGAGAAACCACTGTTTAGATGCAACAGTTTATAAGACTCTACGAGTTCATCATACTTCTCAGATTGAACCCTTTGCCCCTCAATGGACTTCCATTGTTTGGCTTGAATCTCATTCAGAACACTTAATACATTGTTCATATTTGCATACATATTCTCAACAGCGTTGTTGAGCGACTGGATTTCTCCATGAATTCTATCGATTTTCTTATCTACTTCATTCATATTACACTTCTCCCATATTAGGAGGATAACAAAAAAGCGAACCCATTGTCAACCCCTCTGAGACCCTCATTCCTAGTGGGTTCCCCGCTGGCCCTTGACAAACTCTCTCAATTTATACATAGTCCAGGTTCTCTCAACACACTCACGCTTTACCAAAATAATAGCGCTCAACATAAATCGCATAAATACTAATATAATTCACATAGTCACGCAAAGTGATAAACAATTATATTATGAACCTACTTACAGTCTTACAAAAAATATTCAAACCCTCTAAGAAACAGGCGTTGGCGCACAAAGAAACTGCGTTTTCCGTTGGTTCCGGTCTACTTACACAGGCACCTTTGATGGTTCTTCTCATGTGGTTCATGCGAGAAGTATTGAATATACAGGATTGGTGGGTATTAAGTGTAACCAATGTGGTGTTTATGACGATTACCTCTTACATAAGGGTTTACTACACTCGGATGTATTTCAGTGGTCGATACGATGATATTGAAGATGAAGGACACAAGAAACCCTCTATATAACAGACTCAGGTCGGCATCATATGGCGAAGGTCGTAAATACTTTCGTTGGTGGTTGCGTGTATGGTGTAATAGGAGATAGCGGAAATGGTGTCTTCGGAAGGTTGGGTTGTATTGAATAGGTTTGGGGCGTATTCGGCGCCCTTTAGCGGAAGTATCTACGGAGAGATTATTGAAATCCCTAATTACTTGTCTGATACGGAATGGAGGCGGATAGCGCCTTTTGTGTCTTCGGAATCAGTGTCTTCGGACATATACCCTAATATGAAGGTATGGGAGAATAATGATTATAATACTGCGTTTGAGAAGACCAAGACATTATGGGATTCATGGAGTTTATTAACAGACAAGATTAAACCTCATAGTATAAGGGAGATATTACAAGTATCACCGGCGAATATGCGTGAATACCCTATTCATACTGACCATGGAAGTAAGGCGTTGACTATATTGGTACCTATTGCACCAGGTGTATCAGAACCAACTCGTTTTCATGGGTGTGGGGGAGTTCAACCTATCAAATCCATACCATGGTCACTTAATCATGCATATATGTTTATACCTGACCCTCAATTGACCTATCATTCATATATTGGCGGACCTCTTGATAGATATGTTCTGAATATCAATTTTCT